ATGGCTATTTCAGATAGTTATCTAAAGTCGTGCCTCGGGCGCGAACGAGACAAGGTAGAAGAGAAGGCTGACCGGGACGGCCTTTGGGTGCGCATTTCTAAAAAGGGCGCCGTCACCTTTTTTTACCGTTTCCGCTTTCTGGGGAAGCAGGACAAGATGACGATCGGCAGTTATCCTGAGTTCGGTTTAAAGGCCGCGCGCGATGAAGTAGCCAAATGGGCTGCGATTCTTGCCCGCGGGGAAAATCCTCGAATCAGGCAAAGCCTCGATAAAGCAAAAATAAACAGCCAGTACACATTCGAGGAACTTTTCCGCGAATGGCACGCCATGGTTTGTATCCAGAAAGAAACAGCAGGGCAGATCCTGCGGACGTTCGAACTTCACGTTTTCCCTAAACTAGGTAAATACCCGGCACACCAGCTGACGCTACATAACTGGCTTACGGTTCTGGACAGACTGGCGCAGGGTTATAGTGAGATCACCCGCCGGGTAATCAGCAACGGCCGGCAGTGCTATTCATGGGCGGTTAAACGTCAACTACTTGAGACCAACCCTCTGTCTGAAATGTCTGGCCGCGATTTCGGGATCCAGAAGCAGATGGGGGAGCGCACCCTTGATAGAAAAGAACTGGCGATAGTATGGCGAGCTATTGAGGACTCGCGCCTGATGGAACGCAACAAGATACTTTATAAACTCTCTCTGCTATGGGCATGCAGGGTCGGCGAACTGAGGCAGGCCGAAGTATCGCATTTCGATTTTGAAGAGGGTATTTGGACCGTTCCATGGGAAAACCACAAAACCGGGCGGAAGAGTAAAAAACCGATACTTCGACCGATAATTCCAGAAATGCTACCGTTGATAAAACGGGCCATTGATCTTGCACCTGGTCGCTTCGTTTTCTCTAAGTACGAAGATAAGCCGATGAGTGAAGGCTTCCATATGAGCATCAGCAGCAACCTGGTTAAGTTCATGCTGAAAGCTTATAACGAGCAAGTGCCCCACTTCACGATTCACGATCTGCGCAGAACTGCGCGCACAAACTTTTCTGAGCTTACCGAGCCGCATATTGCTGAGATAATGCTGGGGCATAAACTGCCCGGCGTATGGTCTGTATATGACAAGCATACGTATATAGAAGAAATGAGAGAGGCATATGGCAAGTGGTGGGCCCGACTGATGAGCATCATCGAGCCCGATGTACTGGAGTTCACGCCGCGTCAGGCCGGATAAGGCGACCTTTGTTATCGCGGGGCAGATTCAGATGTGACATTGGCCGTCTGGTTTTCCTAACCATCTCTTTTTGCTGCCAGGCGACTACTTTGCTTTTCAGCCATTTGTTTGGGCCGCCCATATATGAACAGTCTGGATCAGGGAAGGGGTTTTCGCTCTTTTTACGCTTGCGATAGCGATCCAGTGTTCTCGGTGTAATGCAGAGTTGTTCGCAGATATCGCGCGTTTTCATCAATTCGAGTTCATTGCTCATCATTATCTCCATTGGCCCCTTTCGGGGCCGTATCATTATCAGGAAACTTGCCCAGCCAGTGCGCGCAGTCTACGTGCGCAATTCATAGCATTAGCCACGTAACTGCAGCGTCGGTTAACCACCTCAACTGTGATTTTTGTGCCCTGTACCACGACGGTATAGGTCCGCTTCATTTTCTGCCGGCCATAATCGCCATAAAGCTCAACGTGTTTTGCCAGTGCCGCATCGCACGCCTGGCGGCCCAGTGGTGATTGTTTGCTTCGGTTAATCAGTCGCATATACACCTCACACAAAGACATCAACCGGATCGCCAGCTGCGCGCGCGTTGTCGTTCGCTTCACGGCGGAGGCCGAGAACATAGCCAACGGGATCCCAACTGGACAGAATTGCAGTGAGCTCTTTATGGCTGTGCCAGGTTGTCAGGCGTTTTTTAAGCTCGCAGGCGCAGGCGCGCACGTTCGCCCGGGTGGGGCCGGCCATCTTCATGCATAAGCACAAAGTCAGAAGCAGATCCGAATATTCGTCGGCGGCTGCACGCAATGCTGCCGGGTCGATGCTGGCTTCCAGCTCAGGTAATCGATGTTTAAGACTCATGCTGTCAGCTCCTCAATTCGTTTGAACTTAATAACCCAAACCCATGGATTGGAATTCCAAGACTCTTCGCCGTAGATGGATTTCCAGAGAGTAACGAAAGAGCCCCTGGCGCTAAGCTGGTGTTGAGTCCAGCCCGGTTGGTAATGTTTCCAGAACCCGCCGCGAAACTGGGCCACGCCTTCAGCTGTTGCATCCTCTTCGCTGATAGCGTTCAGCCGCTCAACCCGCACATCGGTGATTTCCAGCAGAATGCGGCTGGCTGCTCTCGGCATATGAATGGAAGGTTTCCAGCACGAACGGCCATCTTCATAACCATCGTCATCACCCCAGGTAAAATCACCATCAGCTGCATAAATGGCGTAGCCAGAGTAATAGCCATTGCCAAACGGCATTTCGTGGATGGCAGTCGCTGGACGATCAGGAACCCAGTCAATCATCAAGCCATCGTCACTAAAGGCGTGACTGACAACACCCCAAGTTTCACGCACCCAGATACGGTCGCCAGGCTTTCCGTAATGGCAAAAATGAGCCGTGGTGCTGCCATGCTTGTGCCTCCGAGAGGATTTCCAGCCAATCACTTCTGGGTTAGGGAAAATGCCACGTTCAATGTCGTCCGCCGGCTGCGGCACCATAATCCGCCTTGTCTGCGTCTTCCGGCCGTCGAGCAGCGCCCGCACCATCTCAGCGTTAAAAATCATTCCGCGTTCACTAATTTTCGTCATATCGTTACCGGGAGGGCGAGCCCTCCCGCCTCCCTTAGCCCACGTATTCCGGTTTCATGTCGTCCAGGGTGATGCGGAACTGGTCATACAGTTCATCACCGAGGTGGCGGCGCGATGAGGTCAGGGTGCTTTCTGCCTTCGCGAATAACGCTTCGGCTTCCGGATCCCCTGGGTTAGGAAGTGAATTTATGGCGGCCTCAACTTTGTTCTTCGCATCAACAAGGTAGTAGCGTTTCACCGCCTTACTCTTCAGTTCGGTATACAAAGCAGTACCCAGCAGAGCTTTCTGTGATTCGATGTCTACACGAATGGCTTTGGCCTGGTCCACTGAGTCAGCTGTTTCAATCCGCTCTCGGAGTTCGTGAGCAACAGAGTCAACGTTAGATGCAGGCTCTTGCGTGCTGGTGGAATCGCCAACGGAGTGTGTTATCTCATTCAGCGTGACCTTTTCTGTCTGCGCCGGGTTGATAACCCTTTCTTCGCGTTCATCAATTTCATCGGCGGTATAGACCCCGAGGATCACATCCGGGCAGTACAGTCGCGCCCAACGTTTAACGGCGAGATAGGCCAGTTGCTGACGGGGATCGCTCGCCCACAGTGTAGAGTTGCGGACTTGTGCCTGCGAAAGCATCAGCACAAGCTCGCGAGGCTCTGATTCTCCTTTGAGCGTTGCCCAGGCGCGGACGCCCACGCCAGCTTCATCTTGCAAATCCCAGCCCGGCGCGATGTAGTCGTTACCTTTGCCGCTGGTTTTTTTAATGAAGCGGCCAACGATATTTTCCCATGCACCAAACCATTCAAAATGGATCCGGTCTTTGGTTGGAGCCATGGTGTTAATTACCGCATTCACCAGTTGTGCCTCATAGCCAAGCACACCTGAGTTACCCACGATGAAGGTTTTCTGTGCCACTGCAAACGGATCCATACCCCAACGCGCTGCCTGCATCACTACAGCCATGCACGCATCTGGTTTCCCGCGATAATGCTCAGGCACGAAGTTTCCACTATTGGCCATTACTTCCGAGAGTGTGCGCAGGCGGTTGAACAATTCACCGTTCGTCAGGATAGAAACGTTGTCGATCTTCTGGGTCTGGTTTTCAGTAGTTGCGACTAAATTGGACATTGTTATTCCCCCTTATGCCTGTACGCGCAGCGCTTCGAGACGGCGCATATCAAAATCGTTAAGTTCTTCGGTGTAGTCTTCGGTAATCGGCGCCGGCCATTCGCCAGTGTCGAAACCGTTCGCGATGGCACGCATTGCTTTGCGATATTCCAGCATGCCGAGTTCCAGCAGTTCTTCGGATGCCTCGATGATGGCGATCCAGTGGTAGTTCTCGTCTTTGTTGACGAATATCCAGAAGAACTGGTCAAGGGCTGCGGTTTCGCAGTACATAGCCGCGCTCAGGTGGTAATCGCGCTCGATGATTTCCCGGTGCAATTTGGCGCGCAGGCCTTCCTGCTTGATGTTCCACATGCTGATGGTCTTCAGGTCCGCACCAATGCGCAGGCCGCCCATGTCTATTTCAAGGTCAGGGCGCACGCGAACTTCCAGCCCGGTTTCCTCATCAATACCGAAATAGCTCACCTCAACGGCGCGGCTCGGATGCTGGAGCAACTTGCCGGCGGTGGGGTGGTTCAATAGTGCTTTCTGAATGTCCAGCGCAGTGCTCATCTGCTGGCGGGTAACCAGTATTTTTCCTTCCGGGTTTTCGCGCCATGCATCCAGCAGTTCGTCGGCAAACACGGCATCCGGTTTAACCGATTTCACGGCCTGAATCAGATCCACTTTGGTGCCTGATACTTTCAGCGGCTGGGCCTTCTGGGCCTCCTGAGCGACCATGTCAGGATTGATAATCGCCAGCTGTTCTAACAGGGCATCACGGCTACCGCTGGTTTTCACCTGGGCGGGCAGAGTGGCGTTATATTCTTTGATGCATGCCTTCATTGCGGTCGCGGTTTGCTTCTGACCGTCTTCGATGCGCTGGAACTCAGCAGGCAATGACATATAGCTCTGCCCGGTTTCTTCAACTGATGCCCCTAACGCAATCTGAGCGGGCAGTGTGGCGTTGTGAGCCTCCAGCAGTGCCTTGATGTCGTCAGCACTCAACAGCGGCGGAAGCCCCGCGTTGTACTCGTCGATAAACGCGCGGATCGTCGCAGTCGTGGTGAAGGCACCTTCCGGGATTTCCGGCTCGATACTGAATTCTTTTTCCAGCTGATCAGGCTGCAGCGCCAGTGCATGCACCAGATTGCCCATATCCAGAACAGGAGAGCGCACCTTCTGGATTGTTTTGGATACGTGGCGCGCCTCGAAATACATCAGCGATACCCGGGCATCTTTAACCATCGTGGAGCTGATGCCGTTAGCGGCGTGGTAGACCTCATTTGGCACGCCTTCATAGCGACCAGGCTCGAAATACTCCGGCCATGCTGGCGCTGCTTGTTCAGTATCTTCCTCTTCATCGCTATGAGCACTCTCGGAAACCTGGCTTTTCAGCACTTCGGCGGTAAGATCCGGGCAGCGTTCAGCCAGTATTTTGCTCATGTTCACGGCAGTTGTTTGCGCAGGAGGCTCATCAGCGCCTTCGCCTGCTGATACCGCATTATCATTTTCGTCTTCGACCGGCTGAGCCGTTTCCATCTGCACATTGCTGGTGGTTTCCCCGGAATTAGCTGGATGTAATTTTTCTTCTGCAGCGCGCTGGCGCGCCTGGTCCACGATAGAAAGTGCTGGTGCTGGTGCTGGTGCTGGCTGGCTATCCATCAGACCATCAATCGAAAAAACACCATTGCCCATGTTTGAAACTTCAGGCTGTTTGGGTTTGGTCAGGTCTTCGGTTATCCACTTCGGATCCGTGGGGTCACTGATGCCTTCGACATATTCGCCACGTTCGGCGGCCAGAACCTGATTAGCGTCAGGGCGTTTCTTTTGAGCTTCTTTCACCAGTTCGGTGCCAATTACCTGAAAGTCAGTTGGGAGAGTTTCCAGATCAGGCACACCTTCATCTCCGTCGATAGCCTTTTTCACAGCGTCCTGAGTGACGGCGGCAGATGAAACATGACTAGCTTTTTCAAGCGTCTCAGCAGAAGGGGCGTCATGCTTATGCTCGGTCAGGTTCGCATTGATATAGGTCTGCAGACTTACCGGGAAATGATGAATGTCGCTGGTGGCGCCACGAATAAGGGCAAAAATGGCGGCGCGGGGATAATCCAGGATGCCTGCAACCTTGCGCAGCGCTGCCGACCATTCCTTGAACGGACTTTCTTTCTTCTGAACGATCTCTTTGGCCCGGCGGTGAATTGATGCCGGGAAATTGTAGATATCGAAATCCATTGGCATTGTGGCCAGGGCTATTTCTACATCGAGCGTATCAAGGGTATGGGTGTAGTCAGGATTGCGATCAGTTTTATTACCGCCGCCAGCATTCGTACCTGCATCAGTTTTCATAACTGAAGAAATACAGTTACCGGCAGCCCATTCCCTGGTGAGAATGCCGCGGTCGATTGCGTTCGTGGCGAACCACAGCTTAGCAAACTGGATACGCTTACCGAGCTCATGCCGTTTCCCTTCCGGGAAGACTTTTTTATTGGCGCTGGTGAATTTCCAGAGCGCCGGCATATCGTATTTTTTGATTTCAGGGACATTCTCGGCGGCCAGGATCAGGTCCTGGACGGCCGCATTATCAGTGTCCATTTCAAGAGCTGACAGCTCCTGCCGGTGAGGCATGCTGATATGATAAACGTGACGTTCTTCAGCCATGTACTGCGCCAGCAACTGAGCGCGAAATGGGAGTTCTGCCACGTTAAAAAGCGCGCTTGAATCGTTCTGGTATTCATCGCTACCGAAACTTTCCACGGTCTCACCTTGTGCCGCGTCGCCAGTAGTATTGGCATCAACCAGCTCTCCAGTAACGGCCTCAGAGGATACTCCGGCATTATCGCCGTGATGAACATCAGCAGGCGCCAGTCCTGGCTTAAGAGTCCAGGTGCGGCCATCGTCGCCGAGCTGGTAGCGTTCGCACCATGAGTAATCGAGAACCCCCTCCGCTGGCAGGTCGTTGAATACCGGGAAATCGGTGCGAATAGGTTTTTGATAGTCTTTGCCGCGGCCTGTTTCGATCCCAGCGTCTTCCAGATCGACGTCGAGCTGCAGTAGAGCGCGGGCTTCTGATTTATTAGTGCGCCAGATTACGGCATCAGCTTTACCCGATTTTTGAGTCGCTTTTATCAGATAAAAATATTCCATGTGATAGCCTCTATTTTGGATGTAGAATCCCCCGGGCCATTGGTAGCGCCCATTCAGGGTGGTCATTGGTTTTGGTAATTTCCGGTGTAACTTTGGTCGGTGGCACCGGACGTACAGCCCGCTTCGGCGGGTTTACGTTAGCCCTCGTGAGCCATCTGGTCGTGAGAGGCGCAACGTTCTGAGCAATACTCTTTTTCTTTCCGTGCGAGCTGGTTCCCCTGGAGGTACAACAGGGTGCTTACCACTGGTTTTCCCTCGATTGCTTTACTGCAGTAACCGCATTTCTTCTGCATTCTTCCCCCTACATTTGCACCGTGAACCCGGCCGGATGCTCGTCCAGTACACCTTTCAGCGGATAACATTCAGCTTTCACGTGTTGCTCTTCTGCGGCTGCCTTGCAGTCATTCTCACTGTCGTAAACGCCGAGCAGGACATCCTGATTACCGCCCGTCAGCATGCTGACAGTGAGAACCAGAGCAAACATCGTGCTCATGAAGGGTCTCCTTTTTGCGCGAGCATGTAGCACACCCGGCGGATGAAAGCTGACAGCGGATTTAAACGAACAGCCTGCTGACGAGCGGGTTTTCGTGCGAAATCAATCATAGAAATAACTCCCTCAGTGCGCTGATAAGCGATATCCAGATGAAGAGTCCAATTACTGCCGAAATGACCAGGGCTCTGATGCCGTGCTTGCTCATTTCAACCTCTGCCTTGTCGCCGGCCAGCGGAACGTTACTACCTACTGCGCATTGATATTTCCACCTCATCCCGGCATTCGTATGCTCCGGGCAGCTACTTCGTGGGCGTCCTGCCTGGGTGGTCGTGTTGCTGTGATATTGATTAAATCACTGGTTTATAGTTGTGTCAACTTTAAATTGGTGCTTGGTGTAAATTTTAGGTTTATATGTTGGGGGAGGGAGCGTGTGTTATGCTCACAAAAACATCTGTGAGGGCTAATGGTATGGGTATGAGGATGAGTTTTTCGCGGAGATGCACCCGCAAATAGCGCAGGTTATCGGGATAGCGGTTATGCAGCTACTGGTTGAGAAGAAAGAGCCGTCAAGAGAGGCGCTGATAGAGATGATTCAGGTGTTGTGGCAGGAAGACCATGTCGATCTGGCTGTGGAATTGGTCCTTGACGTTCTGTCGCTACCAAAAGAGTACGGATAATAAAAAACCGGCGCGGTGGCCGGGTCATTATGTGCAGATAATATCTTGATGATTCAATAGTGAAATCGGCGGCTTAAACCCCTGGATCACTTAAGAACTAATTCATTCAAAGCATCAATAATCTTGGATACGTAGCTACCGAAAACGTAAACGCAGAATGAGAAAACTCCAGCTACAACGACGCCCGTTGCTTTAAACGTTGTTTTCATGGACGAGATACCGGTTTCGATATTGGCCAGCCTGCTATCTACAGACCTGATGTCTGTTTTTAGTTCAGCTATATCACGCTTGATGTACTCAACATCAGATTCAAGCTTAGCGATTCGCGATTCCATATCAGGCCCTCTACCATTGCCACTGTTAGAGGAAGCAGAAATTCCCTTCCTCTCTACAGTGAAGCTTATACTACCTTGCTGATAGGAGGGAATTGATATTTCTGCACTATCACCAACCATAAGTTAGCCTTCAATCCTTACATCAATGAAAGACACCGCCGCCCTAGTTTCAGCTTCATTCCCGCCCTCAACATTCAGTGTGGCATCGATGCGATATTGGCCGGTTGGAATACCGTGGGGTAGGGTAATTGGAGCGTCGAAAGAAACTGGCAAAAATCCGCCAATAGCCTCAATATCATCAACTCTGAATTTTTTTTGAAAGAAAAATTGAGGATATAACTCATCTTCTTTGGCTGGGCGGATAGAATAAGACGCGAGATAGACTTGACTAGGCTTTAACCCTATAAAAAATAAAGATATATCGAATGCTATTTCTTCATGCTGTTTCGCGCGAATTAATAAAACCGGCTCTCTACTTGCACCGGGGCCTTTTTGAAATGGGATAATATACGCAATTCTGGCGTATAACATTTCATCATTCATAAGCAACTCTTTGCTTCATTATTCTTCATCGCCCTTAATCCTTCTCCCCATGTACTTGGCATACAGCTCATCGAGCTCTTTGAGACGCAGAGATACGATCCGCAACATGTTCTGCTGCTCATCTTCGGGCAGCTGGCGATAGAGTTCCAGCAGGCGCTGTTCGTCAGGCTTCATACCATCTTTCTCGCCGACATCTTCCCCGAGCAGCCAGGCGACCGAAACACCAACAGCATCGGCTATAGCCAGTGCTGATTTTTTGCTAATAACACCTTTTTTAAACCAGTTATTGACCGCCTGAGGCGAGACTCCGGCTATTCGCGCCATATCTGCTTTGGTAATGCCTCTGGCATAGACCTCGTTGAGTCGCGCTATCAATGCTTTGTTGGGTTCTTCTTTTCTCATTCTCTCATTGTAAATGGTTAGTTTACACATTCAATAGATTGAATATTGATTTAAATATAAATCTGTGGTTTACTTTCTTCGTTAATAGTCAGGAGAAGAAAATGACAGCACTTGATAAAGCAATTAAGGCCGCTGGTTCAGCGAGAAAGCTAAGCATGGCACTTGGTGTAACCAGTATGTCAATTAGCCATTGGAAACATCGCGACAGAGGCATTGTGCCGCCAGATTACATATTAAAAATTCACAGCATAACCGGTGTTACTCCCCACGAATTGCGCCCTGATCTGTATCCGAACCCAACGGATGGATTACCGGCTCAGGAAGTGAGGGCGTAACCGTGCATTCAATTTCATTTCAACAAAATACCGGATTCGTTCCGGCCGCGATGATAAATCACGCTCAAATAAAACAGGATCACGATCATGAGCTGATTCGTAATGCGGTTAGGGCCTGGGCGTCGGCTATCGACAATCAGGACGTGGTATCGGCTCTGATTATTAACGAGTACCGGGAGCAGGGCGGAATATCCATAACATTCCCGGATGACATAAGCCGTGCGCGGCAGAAGCTTTTCCGCTTCCTGGATAACAAGTTTGATTCTGAGCAGTACCGCGAGAATGTTCGTCAGCTGACACCGGCAATCATGGCCGTTCTTCCGCTGGAGTTCCGACATCGTCTGATGCCTCAGGACGATATTTTGTCGCGCCTGTCTTCGGCCATGAAGGAATGCGCTGAAGCAAAGCAGGCGGTGATGCTGAACGCGCCAGAGCACCAGAAACTGAAGGAAGTGAGCGAGGGAATAGCGTCGCTTTTCAGGCTAATGCCTGAGCAGACAGGAACGCTGATGACGATCGTGAGCTCAATGCTTGGCGTGATGTAAGCGGGGTATCCATGAATCACATCGATTTTATTGAGAAGAACGTCCGCGAGGAACTTCTTCGCCAGGGCTTCACGCAAGCAGTGGCTCAGGGGGGGGGCATGCCAGGCGGTCGATATGTACAAGCGGATGTCACAGGCAAGCCGCAAAGGGGGAATTTTTGACGATGTTATGCGACACGCAAAGTTATGGGCAGAGAAGCAGACCAGCGCAGCTGAACGCCGGGAAGCAAAGCGCAAAGTGCGAAAGGGCGGCGACCAGGCTGGGTTGTTCTGAAAGGGTGAAGACTGTTGTGCGCCAACACAGCCAGTCTTCGGGTGAATTAATTGGGTCAATTCACGGGATGAAGTATGTCAAATACCGCTGAAGTTATCAATTTTCCGATTAAAACCGAGCGTTCGGGAGGTCAAATGGCCGACCTGGCTAACGGGTATACCAAGATCGCAAACGAGATACAGAAGCTCAAGCCGCGTCTGCGGATGTCAGGTCGTGAGTGGCAGTGTCTTGAGGCTGTTATCTGGCTTACCTATGGATGGAACAAGAAGCAGGACCGAGTAACAAACACGGTGATTGCTGAGCTGACAGACCTCGGAGAGTCGCATATTTCCGACACAATCAAATCTCTCGCGGAGCGGAAAATTATCTTCGCTCATAAGCAGGGAGTGATGAAAATTGTCGGTATAAATACTGAGCTATCTGAGTGGATTTTAGACAAACCGAAAACGGGAAAACTCTTCCCGGAATCGGGAAAAGTGTTACCGAAAACGGGAAAACCTTTCCCGGAAACGGGAGACACCCAATACAAGAACAAGAACAATAGTAAAAGATCTTCTTCGTCTCGGAATTCTAAAGAATCCCGAAACGAGGAAACTTTGAAGTTTCTCTCTCGTCATCCAGAAGCGGCCGATGGGATTTATACCCCTGCGGGTAAATCCTGGGGAACAGCTGACGACCTCAAAGCCGCGCGATGGATTTTCGATAAAGCCCTCACCGTGAACGCCTCCCTCTCAGAGCCCAACTGGGTTGAATGGGCGAACACCATCCGCCTGATGCGTCTGCAGGACAAGCGCACTCACTATGAAATCTGCGAACTGTTCAAGTGGGCGAATGAAAATGATTTCTGGCAAGAAAACATTCTCTGCCCATCAAAACTACGCAAACAGTGGGATCAACTCACGACAAAAAGACTTCGTAGCCATAGCCCATCAAAAAACAAATCAGGCGCCAGCGCGCTGGACAATACCGATTGGATCGACGGGGTACTCGAATGAAATCTATCGCAGAAAGCATGCACAACTTCGACCGTGAAAACTTCCAGCGAGTGGCTGCCGGGCTTCCGGAAATGCAGGACGAGCAGGCAGTAAAGCGCCAGGCGGCCAAGACTGCGGAGATCTTCAACGAGCTGTTCCGCCAGCTGCTTGCCGTATTCCCGGTGTTGGCCAACAAATCTGTGGAAGACCTCAACGAGATGCGTCGCCAGTGGTTGTTGGCGTTCAAAGAGAACGGGATCACCACAGTTGAGCAGATTAACGCAGGGATGCGTGTTGCCCGCAAACAGGAAAAACCCTTCATGCCGTCGCCGGGACAGTTCGTCGCCTGGTGTCGTTCTGAGGAGGCGGGAACTGTAGGCCTGCCAGATGCGAATGAGCTGGTTGAAATGGTTTACCAGTATTGCCGAACTCGCGGCCAGTATCCAGACGCTGAGTCGTACCCATGGCCTGAGCACAAAATCGAACCGTTAACGCTGAAACACAAAGCCTGCTACTGGATGGTGACTGGCTTGTACGCAGACATGCGCGCAAACGGCCTCAGCGACACTGAGCTGCGACGTAAGGCGCAGGATGAGCTTCTGCGTATGGTTCGTCGCATTAAGACCGGTGAAGCTATCCCCGAGCCGGTTAAACAGATCCCAAAGCTTGGCGGACGTCCGCTGAGTAACGAGCAGGGCTTAAACAAAATCGCTGAAATCCGCGCGAAATTCGGTTTAGGCAGAGGGCGGAATCATGGCTAGAGCATTATCAGCAGTTGAGCGCAGAGAGTACGTCCGTGCAGTGATTCGGATCACCAGGCATCAGGGGTGCCTTACGACCACCGAGGCAATGAAAAAACTGGGGCTGAGCCGCGCTACTGTCCAGCGGTATTTTTCCGAAGCAGAAGCGACTGGCGAGGTTGTCCGGCATGGTCGTTTGGGGCTGTTCCGCGATCAGCGGGCCGTCATCGACTTTGACATGAAGCGTTTTGGCCTGGTGCCGAAAGTTGCTGTTGGGATGAATTACAGCCTGCTTGGCAGTCCTGTTTTTCAGCGAGTTTTAGATGTTCAGGAGGCTATTCATGGCTAAGAATTCAATCGATGTATACGGTGCCAGCGGCAAAACAAACGTGCTCAGTTTCGAGCCTGAAAACCTGCACCTGGTCACCGATAAGACCCACCCACTTTACGATGAGCGTGTACACCTGCCTATCGAGGAAGGGATGGTACTGAACATTGCGGAGCTGGGTGTACTGGAGCCGATCATCGTCTGGAAAGACCCCGAAACGGGGCTCACCTGCGTAGTTGTTGGCCGTCAGCGCGTTAAACATACCCTGGAGGCAAATAAACTCCGTCTGAAAGAAGGCAAAGACCCACTGCTTGTACCTGGAGTCGTTAAGCGCGGATCAGCAAATCAGATGGCTAAATACATGGTCAGTGAAAACGAAATTCGCCGACCTGATACACCGCTTGGCCGGGCTAAAAAAATGTCAGACGCGCTCGACCGCGGGCTCGATGAGGACGACATTGCGGTGTTGTTTGGCTGCAGCGTTCAGACCGTTCGAGCAACGCTCTCCCTCCTCGATGCTACCCAGGCCGTCCGGGAAGCGGTAGAGGCTGGCACAATTACCGTTACCCAGGCGCGTCAGTTGGCATCGCTTAAACCCGAAGAGCAGCGGGAGAAGGTCAAGCAGATCGAGACAGCGACCGCCGGCACCACGGGCCATGAAAAAGCCCGGCGACAGCGCCAGGTTCTTGGTGAAGCAAAGCCGCGTATCAAATCACGCAAGGAAATTACAAAAGCACTCGAAGATGCCAGTGGCGAATATGCCGAGGCTCTGCGCTGGGTGCTTGGGGAGACCGTATGACAATCGTAAAAACCCATACCGGCACCGTGATCACCAGAGACGGTCCGAAGGTAAAAAAACTGCACCAGACAGAGCGGATGTGGGTCGTCGGCAAAAACGAGTTTTACCACAAAGAAACCGGGCGCCGTCACTTTGCAGAAAATACGCGCCGCCGGCTGCTGCTCGACACCATCAAGCCTATCGAGGTGAAGCATGTTTAAACAGAACGAAAAGGCTATTTCACAGATTGCAGAATATATCCCGCGTGCCTGCCGGGGTATGCAGCTGCAGGAAGCCAAAGCGCGCCTTGAGAAAAAAATCGCGCTCTATACCGATGACGGCTGTGATGCTGCCGTACTTAACGCGGCGTTTGCGCCAGCTCTTAATAGCCATACGCGGGAGTCATTTTTTACGTGCATTGCAGCGCAGCTGCGCAAGGGGGCCAAATGAGCAACTCACTACAAATTCTCTGCATTAAAGATACCGAAGGATACTGGATTGAAGGTGAAATGTATCCGGCCCGCCAGTTATGACGGGTTTTTTCACATCTCATGTAGAAGCATGAAAACCACGACACAAAACGGGCAGGCGTGGCGGGGATACGAGCACGCGCTGGCGGTAATAATTGCGAGCAATTATTAAGAGATTTTCTATGTATCTGTGATGTGGTTCAGTTTTTGGGCAAAGTGGTTCATTTTTTCGTTTTTCTGGCTCTAATGTGGATGCTATTTAGCATTGTTGGTGTATTATTGCTTCCATTGTGGTTGGCTTTTGCCGTGAAGGTGGTTGAATGATTAATGTTACGAATGAAATGCTCATTGATGTCGTCAGTGATGCCCTTGCAGGGAAGAGAGAAAGTCTTCTCATGCGGCTAAGAGTTATGGCAAAAAAGCTCAAGAAAGACTCTCCTGAGTTGTCGAACAAACTGGAAACCTTGCTTCTGCATACCAGCGCTGCTATCGCTGTTGAGCGCGCGCAGCCACTGATACCTAAAGCCGCTCCGGTTGATGCTGATAGTAGGCAAAAGTTGTTAGTTGAAACTTATCCTGTCGTTATAGATGTAGAACCTGTTTGGCCTAGTAAAACTGATGTGCAACTAAATCGGTTTGTAATCGAATGGGAAATGAAAGAACGTCTTTATAAAGAGGGGCTTCATCCTTCCAGATCTCTTCTCATGGGGGGGCCTCCGGGAGTTGGAAAGACGTTAGCTGCAAAATGGCTGGCTTGTAAGCTTGATATGCCCCTGCTTACACTGGATCTTGCGAGTGTAATGAGCAGTTATTTAGGCAAAACGGGAAATAACATAAAAGCGGTTCTTAATTATGCTTCATCATTTCCATGTGTGTTGCTGCTTGATGAATTTGATGCAATTGCTAAAAAAAGAGATGATGCGACGGATGTGGGAGAACTCAAGCGATTAGTTACTGTGCTCTTGCAAGCTATTGATGAGTGGCCTAATACTTCTATACTAATTGCTGCTACAAACCACTCAGAATTACTCGATCCCGCTGCGTGGAGACGATTTGATAGAGTAATTGATTTTGACTATCCAACAAAAGACCTAATTCAAAAGTATTTAATGTCTAAAGATATCGGTGATAGTTTGGCTGAGTATATTTCGGCTAGATTGGATAAAGTATCTTATGCTGTAATTGAAAGAGCTATCAATCAGGCTAAGCGCAATTCTATTATAGAAGGTTCTCCTTTAAGCTCATCTTTGATAGATGAACTATTAGAAGGGGAGTCTATTGATGACGTTATTAAAATAATGTTAGCGGAAAATGTTTCACAAAGGAAAATTTCACGCGATCTTGGCATATCAAGATCTCAGGTCAGTAAATTTGTGAAGGCAGAGGGCGAAGGTCATGAATGACAAAAATATGCTGCTTGGATATGGGGAAACTCTGACTGGTTCAATAACATTGAATCGGGGTGGTGGTGGTAAAAATAAACCTTATACCTACACTGAAAATAAACCAGTGATTTCCCAGCAACTGGGTAAACTAATTTCTGAAATCAATGAGATTCCGCCCTCAGCAATGCCTGAGGGCAAGGCCGTGGCAAAATTTGTACTTCACCCAACTTTCCTGGCTAAAAGTTATTTTCCTGTAGGCTTGTTGGATAGGTTTTCTCTTGGTAGTATCGGTAGCAAAGCTATCAAAATTAAACCTAGAAAGGATATCAAAAAGAAAGGGCGGAGAGATGAATACACAACGGCCTGTATTTATGTTTCCGGTAAGCGAGAAAATTTTCAACAATTCTTGGATGCTCTCAATAAAGATGCGTTAACGAAGGGACAGCAGAATGACTTTATTACACTGGAAAGCATTTCAATGCTTGAAGTATCTGATAAAGTAAAATCAATCAATGATCATGAAATGATGAATATTGAGGTGGCGCTGCATACTCCAGAAAACACCTCAAGTGTAATCGATACTTTTGAATCTTTCGCTTTGCAGAATGGTGCTATCGTTGATACAGCAAGGAGTATAAAGGTTAAAGGTTTAACCTTTATGCCAATAAAAGCAAGTAAAGATGTTGCTTTAAAACTGGCTGAGTTTTCTTTCCTTAGAACGCTCAGAGAGCTTCCAGAATTAAGATTAAGCGAACCCGTTATAGCGCGCTCTGTGATGCAAACTTCTCATCTTAGTTTGCCTACTGAAGGGGCTATGAATCCAAATTTAAAGGTAGCTATATTTGACGGCGGCCTAGGAGTGGATGATTTCAGCCCATGGGTTACTGAATACACCTTTAATGGCAACTCTGCCACAAGTGCTAAGTTGCTTTCTCACGGGCAGGATGTGACATCCACTGTCCTGTTTGGCGTTCTGGGAGCGTCCACCGAGAAATTGATGGTGCCTTTTTGCAATATTGATCATTATCGTGTTTTGGACCCCAACATTAATAATTCGGATGTTGACCTCTTTGATGTTTTGATCCGAATTAAAAGCGTTTTAGAACAAACACACTATGATTATGTGAATTTGAGTTTAGGACCAAGACTACCAGTTGATGATGATGATGTTCATGTATGGACTTCTACGCTTGAGGAAATTCTGGCAACTGGTGAAACGCTTTGTACTATTGCAGTTGGCAATGATGGCCATCTCCCTGCTCAATTGAACAGAATTCAGCCTCCAGCAGACTTAGTTAATGGATTGTCCGTTGGTGCTGCTACCTCTTTATCTGAAGACTGGGATCGGTGCTCCTACAGTTGCATTGGGCCAGGGCGAAGCCCTGGTTTTGTAAAGCCTGATGGGGTCGCATTTGGTGGGAATGAGGATGAACCTTTTCAGGTATACAGTCCTATGCTTAATGGGCTAGCCAGCACTGCCGGAACGAGTTTTTCAGCACCCTTGGTATTGCGGCAGGCGATAGCGTTAAGCTCATCACTGCAATATAACATTACGCCGCTGACTGCTAAAGCGCTCCTTATACATCATGCGGAATGTAAAAAACTTAATCGCCAGGAGGTTGGTTGGGGCCGTTTCCCTCATGAACTGAGCGAAGTGATATTCTGTGGGGATGATGAGGTAAAAGTTATCTATCAAGGCAAGCTGAAGCCATCCCAACACATGCGAGCGCTTATTCCTGTTCCCGAAATTCCGATGAAAGGCCGCGTGAATTTGAGGGCAACATTTTGTTTCTCAAGTCCAGTGGATGCTGAGCACCCTTTAAACTACACAAGAAGTGGATTGGAGGTGACTATGCGAAAAGGAATTTCTGATAGTGATGGACTCACGTTCCCTCTTTTCAACCTGAAAAATGTTTATGCTGATGAAAATGAACAGCGTATTGATGCCCATAAATGGGAGACGACATTAAGAAGTGAACATACCTTCAAAGAGGGTGAATTAACTAATCCTTGCTTTGACGTGGCTTATTATGGGCGTGATTGCGGGATGCCTGTTGATGTAGATGAGTTAGATGAATTGCCTTATGTACTAATTGTAACTTTATCTGCTGAGGAAATGCCTGACTTATACAACCTTATAAGGCAAAAATATCAGACATTGCAGCCTATCCAGGTTCAGCAGCAAATTATTTTGCGTGCTTAA